CAGGTCGAGGTAGCCGCCGACGGTGAGGTTATCGGGGAGGGAGGTTATCCCTGTCCCTTGCAGGTCGAGGTAGCCGCCGACGGTGAGGTTATCGGGGAGGGAGGTTATCCCTGTCCCTTGCAGGTTGAGGGAGCCGTCGACGGTGAGGTTATCGGGGAGGGAGGTTATTTTAAAATATTCTTGATAAGTCATAATGTGGTTGTTTTGAAAAAGCCCCGGCACTGGGCCGGGACGAAGGGAAGTTAACAATAAAACTACATACTATCTTGAGAGGATGGTTTTGAACTCATCCTCTATTATGTTTTCGAGCAGGTCTTGGAGGTTGTGGTAGGGTTTCAGTTCTACCTTGCATCCCGATGTGGTCTATGCTTCGTTCAGCCAGGAGGGTTTGTAGGTGTTGTCTTTTCTTTTCGAGGGCGATCTGTGCGGCCCGCTTGGTCATTATCAGAGATGCTTTTACCATGATTTTTTTAAAAAAACCAGCCCCGTCCGGCTCGCCGTTTGAGGAGCTGGTCCCACACAAGGGGAGGTCAGTTTTTGGGAGTATCCTCTTTGCTTTCAAAAAATATGAGGTACAAACAAGCAAGAACGATGGCAATTTTCAGAATATCAGTGGCTAACATGGTTGCAGTGTTTTGTTCCCATTGTCCCGCACCGGCGAGGGGATGCCGGGCAGCTTGAATGAGAAAAACCAACGTGTGAATATTGACCGTATTTGGTTTTGGGGTCTCGCCGGTGCTGGATGCTCCCGACGAGACTATAATAACCCCAAAAAACCATATTTACCTTGTGACCGGGGCAGCTTTTGAGGGCTACCCCGGCCCGCATCTTTTTTGGTGGAAGGTTCTATGTTGCGAGGGCAGGACTCGAACCTGCGGACTTGGGGGTATGAACCCCACGAGATACCAACTTCTCCACCTCGCAAGATTCCCGCCCCGGCGAGGGGCGGGCGATAAATACACACTATAATCCCAAGAACATACAAATGCCCGGCTAGTGGATTCGACCAGATGCAGCCCTGAGCCGCCGGGCGAGTGGCCCTACTTTTGGGGCCGGAACATGTGTGCTATGTAACAAAACTTACTGATACTCAACGAAAAGGGCAGGCAGTTCATGGGAGGGATCTGCCGCCCGAAGGGTAACTAACTAAACACAGTTCGTCTTTGGGCTTTGGCCTTGCGGTACGTGGGGTGTTCGGAAATCATCAGCCGGATGATGTCCTGCCGTTTGACGGGGACGCCGGGGGCGCTGGCCCGGTATGCGAGTTCTTTGAGGGTTTCATCCATGTCGGGGGTGATTCCGATGTTGAGGATGACGGAGAGTGTTTCTTTATTGCCTATTTCGTCCATTTCGCTTATACTTGTGAGTTGTTGTTGTTGTGTGGGCAAATGTATGTCAATTTGTTTCAATTATGCAACAATTGTAGCAAAATATTTTATCATTTTTTTTGAAATAAAATATATGTGCTTGACAAATAGACGTTTACGGCAACAACTAATTTTTTAAAAAATGATTTGAACTTGAGTTTTGGTGAAATAGCAGGCTATTGGCGGAAAGACACGCAATTGATAACGTTAGAAGGGGAAGTAAAAAGCCGACTAAGGCTTTGGTTAACAAATTGATTAATTCATTTCTACAGGTTTCATTCCTAAAAAGCAATTAATCTATTGGTAGGATGAAGGATTAAAGGCTGAATTTGAGGGGAAAACGAATCACTATCCTACTTTCATAGAAAAGGGTCAATTAAAACCGGCCGCATTTTGGGTAAAAGGAAAAACCAGAATTAACGAAAACGCAATCTATAATGAGGCGTTCAAGACAATCGTCGAGGAAATAAGAAAGAAAATGAGGGCAATTAACACAGGTGGAAAATCGGCTACGGTAACGGTGAGCGGGAAAGTTGTAAAAAACAACACCAGCGTCAATGTCAACGTGAGTGATTGCGACGATGAAGATTTGCTCAAACGAATTGAGAAAGTTTTGAATTAAGCGAACTGCCTTTTACGATTTTTGGCAACGCATCATTCAAATAAGTATCCATTTCAAACGAAACTTGGAAGGCTGCCTTTTCGACCGCTTTGATTTCCAAAGGCGGCGGATTTTCAGAAATGTATGCTCTGACTTCTTTTTCAAAGGAAGACGCTTCCGCTTCGTTTAAAACATCGGCAACGTGGCTAAAAAAAGTAACGTAATCCATAAAAAAAAATAATAACCCGACACGACAATGAGATATAAATAAATAACCCGTCGAGATGTCGAAAATGAAAAATTAAAAAATGAAATCAATCCTCATCTCAATTGCCTTGATTTTATCGGTTTCAGTTGCAAATATTCAAAAATTTGGCGTTTCTTTTTCCTACGCAACTGCAAAAGTCCTCGCAATGTATATGTTTTATGTCAAAAACGCAAACCGATTTCATTTTGGTTGCGGCTATCAATTCAACGGCCAAAATAAAACCGTTGTCAAAGAACGAAAGGACAACTGCTGTTCTTCAATTCAAGCAGGTGCGCACGGAGTGCAGTATGAAGGAGCCTTGCCTTCCATCACCTGCTGCCGTATAAAATCCAGTGCGGTGTTCTCGTATTTATCCAGCTTTGCATTTATCCATGTGTGTTGAGGGAACGCCTTCCCTGTCCGGCACCGCATAGCCCGCCCATCCCACTGTTGTATCGGAATAGATTCGTTGACTGAAAAGACAAACGGTAAAGGTTCGGAGGAAAGGTATCGCACCTTCAATCGGAGGAAAGGTATCGCACCTTCAAAAGGATAAGACCAAAATCCTTTTTTGAGGGCTTCAAATTGAACCTAATTTTCATGCGGTTGTCGTTATGGTTGTCGTTTTTACGCTGTGAATATAAAAACACATTTATCTGTGTTGCAATGCAGGGCCGGAAAAACGCTGTTTTTGTAAAGTATATACAACTGTGATTGCGTTACTTAAAAGTTAGTTTGAATCCTGGCAGGATCACCACCTAATTTCGGAAGCTGTTGATTTGTAACGCTTACAGCATTGTTATTTCTTGCAGTTGTCGTTTTAGTTACCGTATATTTGCCGACAGCGGAAGAAACCCAAGGGGATAGGGGGTGGTAAATCTTAATGGACATCGTTTCTAACATCGTTGCCCCAAAACCACACACGCACTGTCAATGAAAAAGGGGGAGGGGGGTAAACCGATTCTCATGATAAATACAAAGTCAGCAAAATTTCCATGGGACGGGAAAAGGCCGGTTCCGGCCTTTTACAGGAAAGATCGTTCAACACAATCATTTTACAACTCATCCGCCTGGCAAAGATGCCGGGCCGCCTACCGGCAAGCCCACCCGCTTTGCGAAGCCTGCCAAGCTGCCGGCAAAATCCAGCCCACCGAAGAAGTTGACCACATCATCAGAGCAAAATCAGGCGGCGCCCTTTTGGATTTAGATAATCTAATGTGCCTTTGCAAACCGCATCATTCCCTGAAGTCACAAAAAGAAGGAAAAACGCCCATCCTCATACCATACATCGTCAATGCCAGCGGCGGCTTAATCCCTGTCAACCGCTCCGACATTTTCAAAATCCTAAACAACCGCTAATGAAGTCACTTTTTGATTTTGACGAAGCCTTCGGGCGAAACATATACGATGGGGAAATGAACGGCATCACCCCCTTGAAAATAAAAGTCCGTACCCGGATAAAATTCGAGGACAAAACCAAACGGCAAAACGTCCAAAAACTCATCACCGAACTGCCCGAACCCGGTGAATCCATCCACATCGTTTCAAACGGCAGTTTCGACTACTTCACCGTCATCCCGCACATCATCGAACTCGCAGGCGAAAAAGTCACCGACTTTTGGTTCAGCACATGTACCTTGAGTCTGATGAACGTCACCGCCATGCTCGACCTCTACGACCGTGACGTTTTTGCAAACATCAACGCCCTCACCGGCGACTACATAAAAAGCAGGGAATCGAACGTATATAACCTCCTGACAGAATGCAAGAAACGGGGCCAGCGCATTGCCAGCAACAAAAACCACTCGAAAGTCACGCTCCTCGAAATAGGTACCGACATGTTCATCATCGAAGGTTCCGCCAACTTCACCGCCAATCCACGAATTGAACAATTCATCCTCTCCAACCACGTCGGCCTTTTCCATTTCCACCGTAGTTGGATGGACAAAATCCTGACAAAATATGCTCAGTGAGGAAACATTGTCAAAAGTCATTGACCTCGGAAGCCTCGGCTACCCAGCCCAGAAGTGCATCAATATACTTGGACTGGAAGGCGCCGCCGCCCAGCAGTTCCTGAAAGACTTCTCCGACCCGAAGTCGGATGTCTTTTCCGCCTACAGCATCGGAAAAGACAAAGCTGACTTCGAGATTGACGCCAAACTTCTCCAACTCTCCAAAGCCGGCGACCTCAAAGCAATCCAGATGCTGGACGACCGTCTGGCCGCCCGCCAGTGGGAAGAAAAACAAAATAAAAAAATGAAGAAATGAAACCAAAATCACAAGCCGAAAAAGCCCTTTCGGGCACCATCCGCCTCGACCGCACGGAAACAAAGCGGGTCAAAGTCGTCACCACCACCCAAATCCCAAAACCTCAACCCTACCTCAACGCCAACGGCCGCCGCATCTTCAAAGAAATTTGCGTCCACCTCCTGAAGCACAAAGCCCTTTGCAAAATAGACAGCTTCTACGTTTCCACCGTCGCCCATTCCTTCGATATCTACAACCGCATGGCCATGCTCGTCGAAAGCCCCGACGTCGGCCTAATCCAGGAATTCAAAAATGGCACCCGAAACATCTCGCCGGAATTTTCAATCATGCGGTCAGAATGGGAGCGCCTTGAAAAAGGCTGCAAATCCCTCGGCCTCAACCTCAAATCCAGAGACGCCATCCTTGCCTTCGCCCGTGGCGCGGCAGAGGAACGGCCCGCCGACCCCATCGCCGAAATGTTCAACCGGAAAAATGCAAACTGCTGATGAATGACCAACCCGGCCCTACAATACATCGCAGACGTGCAGGACGGAAAGGTCGTTTGCGGAAAGTACGTCCGCCTCGCAGTGCAAAGACATTGCGACATGTTATCCACCGCTGAGGAGCGGGGCATAACATTTGACAACCAGGCCGCCCAGCACGCCATCGACTTCATCGGGCTGTTGCGCTTCACCACTGGAAAGGAGTTCGCCGGCAAACATTTCCAGCTTGCGCCATGGCAAGCGTTCATAGTTTGGGTCATATTCGGCTGGAAAAACAAGGCCACCGGCTACCGGCTCATTACGAAGGCGTACATCGAAATCGCCAAAAAAAACGGCAAAACCGAACTCGCCGCCGCCATCGCCATCTACATGTTCCTGATGGATGATGAATTTGGGGCCGAAGTCTATATCGGGGCCACCAAGCGGGCGCAATCCAAAATTTGTTTCACCGCCATCCGGCAAATGATACTTTTCCTTCGCCGGGACAGCGAATATATCCGCCAAATGGTTGCGGAGCCGCAGACCTGGAACATCCATACCAACGAAACCAAATCCAAAATCGAACCGCTTGGCAAGGATTCCGACTCCGACCAGGGCATTAATGCCCATTGCGGTATCATAGACGAATACTGGGCCCATCCGGATTCAAAAGTCTTGGGCAACATCCAATCCTCGATGGTGTCCCGGACGCAGCCCCTCCTTTTCATTATCACCACCGCCGGATTCAACCTCGAAAGCCCCTGTTACAAACTCCGCATCACTTCCACCGAAATCCTCGAAGGGCTGAAAGAAGACGATTCTTTCTTTGCCATCATTTTTTCCTTCGACGAAGGAGATGACTGGCAGGACAAGGCCCTTTGGCAAAAGCCCATCCCAAACCTCGGTATTTCCGTTATTGCCGAAAACATCGAAAAGGAACTCACTAGGGCCAAAAACGAAGGCCCCATCGAAGAAAAGCGCTTCAAGACCCTGAACTTGAACATGTGGCACGAAACCAGCTTTGAGAGCTGGATCACCGCCGAAGATTGGAAAGCTTGTGCCGCCGATTTCAAGGAGGAAGATATGAAAGACCGCCTGGCCTTCGGCGGAATTGACATGGCAGCCACCTCCGACATCGCCGCCTTTGTCCGCTTTTATCCCGGACAGGAACGCAACGACCTCCAAAAACGCATCGCCGTCATCCTCAACCCCGAAGAAACCTCCGAAAAACGCCGGGACTGCCTCGACTGGCTGCAATACAGTTATCCCGCAACCTTCGCCGCCACCACACTCGCCACGCCCGAAGACGAAATCCGCCACACCGCCGCCGCACTCAAAGCCACCTTGCCCAAAAACCGCCTCATTTTCCGAAGTTATTACCCCAGAGCCGCACTCGAAGAGAAAAGCGGCTCCGATAAAAACAGCTACTCGAAATGGCTCAAAGACGGCTGGATAATACCCGTCGAAAGTAACGTCATACTGTCCAGCGCCGGGCGGGAACTGATGAAAAAGGACATCCGCCACGCTTTCCAGCAAAACCGCATCGAAGCTATCGGTTTCGACGAATGGAACGCCTATGGCCTCGTTTCCGACCTAGTGGACGATGGAATGCCCCCGGAAATGCTGTTGCCATACCGGATGGGCTACAAATCCATGTCCACGCCCATGAAATTCTTCTATTCATGGGTAAAGGAGGGTAACATCGAACACAACGGCGATCCCGTCGCCGCCTGGATGGTTTCCAACGTCATCGCACAAACGGACGGCACCAACATCAAACCCGACCGCCGCCATTCCGACGGCAAAATAGACGGCGTGGTGGCCGCCATCATCGCCATCGGTCAATACCTCGTATGGGAAGCCAACAAACAATCGAACCGGAGTATCTACGACGACCCGGTTTTATGGAAGGATGAAACCCGAAAAGATGACGACTGATGATAAAATAGACATCCGGGGATATCTCATTCCCCTCGAAACCCTCGAAGCAGAGCTTCGGGCAAACGGGTATTGTATCATTCCTCTCAGTCGCCTACGCCTCGCCACCACCGCCGGCTATGTCGCCCGCTATTACGAACTCACCACCACCGCCGCCACTTACTCCGCCGCATGGTCACAGGTAGAAACAGAATACCAGCAAACCTTCCACGCCGAACGCTTCGCATCTTGGGATTCTTTCCGCAATTCCCCCGCCGTCCAACGCTTCTTTAAAAAAAAAAAAAAACTACCTGACAAGCAGAATATATTTTGCTCCCATATCCCCAAGTGATAATCACCTCACCAATTGCGCACCCGACCTCAGATGTAAACTTTCGGATTAAAACTCCAAAGCCCCGCCCAAATCCCCCCTTATATTGCCGCCTGAAATATACGTTCAGGCATGTTTCCATTCATTTCAACAAAAAAAAACTATGTAAACGGTTCACCGCAGCGCCGCAACTCGCCGGAAAACCCGTCCACTTCCCTTTCTAACCCGGACACCTGGCTTTGGGAAAGTTTCGGGGCCAGCCAAAACGGAATTTCCGTCAACGCCAACTCCGCCCCCGCCATTCCAGCCTTTTGGCAAGCCGTCAGTCGAATCAGCAACACCATCGGGGCCATCTCCTGCAAAATATACCGCCGCACTGAATTTGGAAGCGAAGCCGACACCCAACACCCGCTCTACCCGCTCCTCACACGCCAGCCGCACCCGCTTTACAACGCCTTCGACTTTTTCAAAACCCTCGTCATCAACCGCCTTACATCCGGCATCGCCTACGCCGAAATAATTCGCAACAAAGCCGACGGCTCCGTCCAATCCTTTCAAATCCACAAGCCCAAAAATATACTCGACCTTCAGGTAACCCCCGAAGGAAACTACTTTTTCATCGTTAGTGCCAATGACAACCGCATCAGCCAAACCCGCCGTCCCGTCGCCCTGTCCAATATGATTTGGCTAAAAGGATGGACTTACGACGGCATCACCTGCCTCAACCCCCTGGAAATACACGAACCCACTCTCGGTAGCGGCCTTGCCGCCACCCTGTACGCCCAGAAATTCTACGAAAACGGCGCACACATCAACTACGCCGTAGAGGTGCCCTTTGAAATGTCCCCGTCCGCAAAAAGCACCTTCACCTCCATTTGGAAAAAACTGTACAGCGGCATCCGCCGTGCCTTCTCCGAACCGCTTTTGCTCGACAAAGGGGCCAAACTCCACCCGCTAAAAATGACCCCCGTAGAGGCCCAGATGTTGGATTCCAAAAACCAGACCGTCGAAGACGTGGCAAGAATCGCCGACATACCCCCGCACATGCTCGGAGCCGGAAAAAACTTCACCTTCTCTTCCATCGAGGTGATGAACAACGATTTCGTAAAATTCAGTTTGCGCAATATCACCCGCCAACTCGAAATCGAACTCGAAAACAAATGCCTCACCCGTGACGAACGGGACAATCGCACCCACGAAATCCGCTTCAACCTCGATACCCTCCTGCAAGGTGACACCAAGACCCGCAGCGAAAAAATGATAAACGAATTCAAGTGGGGCCTCATTGACAAAAACGAATATCGCCGCCTCAACGATTACAACGCCGTCGAAAACGGCAACTACTGCTTAAATCCGGTTAACATGTTCGTCAGCGAAACCGGAGAGATGCCGGAAAACCCGGCACTCAACGACCAACAAACTCAAACCTAAGAAAGATGAGTAAATCCAAAGAAAATATCGGCAATATGGAACGAAGGTACCTGACAACCGGTGCCGAAATACGTGCTGCAAAAGATGAAGGCTTCGACTTTACAGGGCTTGCATCCCGCACAGGAGTTGAATACGTCATGTTCGAGGATGAAGACAGTATTTGGGTAGAGGAAATTGCGTCAAATGCTTTCGATGATGTTCTGGACAATGACGTACGTACCCTTATCAACCATCAATCATCTCTCATTCTAGGAAGAACAAAAAGTGGAACGGCAAAAATATGGACAGATAAAGACGGCCTCCGCTACGCCTGGAAAAATCCCGAAACTTCCTATGCCTCAGATATTGCCGTAAGTATTAACCGGGGAGACGTTGACCAAAGCAGTTTCGGATTCCGAACATCCTGGAACAATAATAAATGGGAAGAAACACCCTTACCGGACGGACGCAGGAAATATAAGCGAACTATTTTAAAATTCGACGAACTGTTTGATACTTCCCCGGTGACTTTTCCGGCCAACCCTAATACCACAGTCGGGGCCAGGGACATCAAAACCGCCTACGAAGAATACCAAGAATATCGCAAACAACAGCATCCGCCGGAAGACATCTTCGATGAACTCGAAATACTAAAACGCCAGACCGCCCTAAACGAGCGCCTGGCCGGTCTCTAATTCAAACAAATCGGCCCAGGCCGCAAAACACAATTTCAAAATGAAAGACGTAATCCAAACCATTAACGACCTCAAGCAAAAACGAATGAAGGTCGTCGCCGACCAAAAAGCGCTCTTGGCAAAAGCGCAGGACGAAAAACGCTCCATCTCCGACTGGACGCCCGATGAACGCTCCGCCTACGACAAGGCCGAGGAGGATTTCAAAAAATACGATTCCGAAATCCGCACGTTGGAGGAATTCAGCAAAAAACAAGAGCGCCTCGCCCTCGAACAATCCGAACAACGGACGCCAGAAGCCAATGCGCCCGAAGCACCCGACGCCAAAAAGGCATATCGGGCCGCATTTATGAAATGGGTCACGCACGGAACTCAATCTATGACCCCGGAAGAGCGCAAAGTTTTACGCACCGGCTTCCATGCCGACCCAGCACCCGGAATCGGCGAAACCAGGGCACAAACCATCACCACCACCGGCGGCGGTTACCTAATACCAACCGACCTCGCTTCCGAACTGGAGCGCATCATGCTGTATTACGGCCCGATGATGGACCCGTCCGTCACCGGAGAATGGCGCACCGACAGCGGCAACCCCAAAACCTGGCCCGTCCTCAATGATACCAGCAACACCGGTCGCCTGCTTAACATCAACACGCAGACCACGGAGACCGCAATGGTTTTCTCTCAGTTGAATTTCGACGCCTACAAGTTTTCCTCCGATCACATCCTCGTTCCTTACGAACTGCTGGAAGATTCCGATTTCAATATGGATTTGATGATTAACGACACCCTCACCGAACGCCTCGGAAGGGTCATCAACACTTACCTAACTACCGGTACCGGCTCTTCGCAACCGAACGGAATCGTTACTGCAAGTGCAAACGGCAAAACAGCCGCTGCACAAACTGCAATCACCCGTGACGAAATCATCGACCTTATCCACTCCGTTGACCGCTCCTACCGGAACGGCCCGAAAGTCGGGTTTATGATGCACGACCTCATCATGGCCGTGCTCAAAAAAATGACCATCGGCTCCGGCGACGACCGCCCGCTTTGGCAACCATCCATCCGGGAAGGCGAACCGGACAAACTCGAAGGCTATCCATATTGGATAAACAACGACATGTCTAGCTCATTGACCGCTGCCTCCAAACCCATCCTTTTCGGGAATTTTGGAAAATACATCGTTCGGAAAGTCAACGACTTCCGCCTCTACCGTCTCGACGAACGCTACCGTGACTATGACCAATCCGGGTTCATCGGATTTTTCAGGGTCGATGGTGAACTGAAAACCAACTCTGCCGTCAAGCGAATCACAATGGCAGCATAACTTTTCTAATGCTGACACATAGGGAGCGGCGCCCCCTTGTCTGCCGAAAGGCAGGCATGCCGCTCCCAACCTTTTAAAAGTTCATAATTTCCGCAAATAATGAAAAAGATATTCTTCCTTATCACCGTACTCTTTGCTCTCTTTTCCTTCACCGAAAAAACGCAGGCGCAAACCACCACCCTCTACGAACCAGCTATAGACACTATCACCAACACCGAATCGGACACCATTACCTACGTATTCCCATCCAGGAACTACGATTTCCTTTGGAGCCTCGAAATACTAACCAGCATTTCAGGAACCGATTCGCTCAACGTGAAAATTGAGGAATTGGCAAACAACAATGCGACTTTGTGGGTGCAGGTCGGCACTACCGACGTACTCGGTGCCACCGGCTCGGCAAACAGGGTCAGCAGGGAAGCAGGAACACTCTACGGAACCCGGCAACGCCTAATTGTCACAGGTGTAGGAACCCAAAGCACCCGATACAGGGTCTTTGGCACCTTCCGCCGAAAAGATTAACGAATATGAAAACCGTAAAAGGAACAGTCCTCAAAAGTTGCGGTGGCGACGGACTCCGCCTGACAAAAGGCCAAACCGCCGAACTCCCGGAAGACGTGGCCCTTGACCTTCAAAAGGCGGGCTACTTCCAACCGCACGTCGAGAACGTCCGAAACAAAAAAGCGGAAGGCAGGGAAACCGCCACCGCCAAAAATCAACACTGATGCCAAGTTTCGATACCGACCTGCATTATTTTAAATTAGGCGAAGCCGACAACCTCGCCTTCGGCCAAAATGGATTCCTGATTGAATCGGGAACGACCGCCCTGACGGATTTGAAAGTCGCCTGCATTGTGTTCATCGAAGCCGGGGCATTTTCAACGTTCACCGCAGCGCCCACGCCGACCGGCGACGCCATCACCGGCATCACCTTCCCGGCCGGGTTTCACATCTTCGGGCGGATAAGCGCTTTCACGCTTGCAAGCGGGAAAGTCATCGCCTATAAATACGCCGACTGATGATGAACGCAGCCACCGGTATCACCTACAAACGCAAACTCGTGACCGCCCCCGCCACGGAGCCGGTGACGACTGTCGAGGCGAAAACCTGGCTGTACATCACCGGCGCCGACCACGATACCCTCGTGGCTAACCTCGTAAAGGCTGCCCGCCAGAAAATCGAAACAGACTACGATTGCGCTCTGATTAACCAGACCTGGGATATCTATCTCGACGAATTCCCTGAAGCGAACTACATGAACGAAGACGGGGTCATAGAACCGGTACTGTACCCGATTTCGTCCATAACTTCTTTGAAATACATAGATACCGCCGGCACTGAACAGACATGGTTAAGTTCCAACTACACCCTCGAAAACATGCTGGCCATGCCCGCCCGCATCCATAAGGCTTACGACGTGAGCTACCCGGATACGAGAGGCATCCAGAATGCCGTCACCATCCGTTTAGTGGCAGGTTTCGGGCCATCCGCTTCCGACGTGCCCGAACCAATCCGCACCGCAATTTTACTAATGGTAAAACTTTGGTATGACAACCCGGAAGACATGCGCCTCGCCGGGATGCCCTGTGAACGCAGCGCAAAGGCACTGCTTAATAATTATTTCACATGGCGGATTTGATATTATGGTTAAGTGCATTCTATCCAGTGCTGTTATATATAACGGTATGAGATCTCATCTTCTATTTTGAAGGAAACGATGATGACAGACTTAAAAACTAACATCCGCTTCGACCGCCTCATTACCATCCAGCAAACGACGGAGACGCAAAACACCTCCGGCGAACTGGAAAACGCCTGGGGCACGTACAAACAGCCCTGGGCACACAAAGACGACGGAGCCGGAAAAGAGGAATACAGCGCAAGCAAGGAAACCGCATTTTTAGGTACCGTGTGGACCATCCGTAAAAACGACGCCCCCGCCGTCACCGAAAAAATGCGCATCACCCACGACTCCAAAACCTACGACATTTTAAACATCGCCGAAGTCGGGCGGGGAAGGTTCTACAAAATCACCACCCAACTCCGGCAATAAAAAATAACCGGCATGATGAGCATGTTCCTGATATTCTTTATCCTGACCATGCTCATCAGTACCGGTAAACGCAGAACAAAATGGCCGCATTAACTGTACAGGAATTCGACATAGACGGGACGGCAATCACCACCACAGCAGCCGCAGGCGGAGGAGATACCTTTGCGAACGACGCCTCCACCCGCACCTTTTTCAAAGTCGTAAACGGCGGTGGCGGGCAAATCACCGTCACTTTCACCACCCAACTAACCCAGGCCGAAACCCTCACACTCGGAACCGTTGACCTGGATAACAAATCCGTCACCGTGGACGCCGGGGTAACGAAATACTTCGGCCCATTCAACGGAAAACGATGGAACAACGCCAGCGGAGCCGTCGCCGTCAGCTACTCCGGGGTGACGAACGTCACCGTGGCTGCCATCAAAATGGGAATGCCGTAATGTCTGATTCAATCAGTTCCGCTTTTGCAAAAGCGCAAAAAGAAATAGCCGCAACGTTTCGGCAGGTAAAGTTTGTCGCACGTATTACAGTAGGAAAAATCGATGCAATTTATGGCATATTGGGAAAAAACGATTTTGGTTAAGGCTCTTTCAGTCGAAGTCGAGCAGGCCATAAAAACCCTCAATAAACTCGGCGAAGAGTTCGACAAGAAAACCCGTCGCAAAATGTTAAGGCGGGGAGCCGAAATCCTACGGGACGAAATAAAAAGCAGAGCGCCTCGCAGCAAAAAGCAGCATAAACGGTACAGCACCGCCAAACTGCTCAAAAACAAGCGGGCGCCAAAGGGAATGGGCACGGTGATACAAACCTACGACCCCGGCAACCTGAAAAAAGCCATTGTGGTGTTGCCGCTGTCCAAATCGCACGACCTCCACGTTGGCCCGAAGGTCGCCAGGAGGGGACAAAAAAGCCTGCCGGATGCCTACTATGCGCACTGGCTGGAGTACGGCGCTCCAGGAATCGGAGTTCCGGCGCATCCTTTCATCCGCCCCGCCGTCGCCTCCGTAAAAGCGAAAGTTGCAGAGGCTGTTACGGCTGATGCAAAGAAGTTGCTCGGCGAATTTGAAAAAAAACACAGCATATAATGAACGTCGGAAAAGCCATTTACAACATCCTGAGCAACGACGCCCACGTCGCCGCCCTGCTTACCGAAAGCGGTAAGATAAAGGTGTTCCCCGTTCAGATGCCGGAACGGTACAGCTATCCGGCCGTCGTGTACAGTGTCGTCAGCAACACGCCCCACGGCACCAAAACCGGGGTCAGCGGATTCGACCAAGTGCGGGTGCAAATTGATTGTTACGGACGGGTGTACGAGGACAACGGCGAACTGGCACACGCTGTCCGTGTCGCCCTCGACCGGAAAGCCCCCGGCACTTACGGAGGCATCACGGTGAAGGGAATCAGTTACGTGAACACCAATATGGCACTCGAAGAAGATGACAACGTTTATCGAATCAGCGAGGACTATCAAATTATCATAGATGCATTCGCATAAATCAAGTAGAATGAAAAATATCAAATTGCTCAAACCTTACGAAAAGAAAAGCGGAAGGGTATTGCCACAGGGAAAGGTCATCGAAACCACCCCGGAATTTGGCGAGGAACTCGTTTCCCTCGGCATCGCCGAATGGACGGACGAACCGCCTTCCGACGTCCGCCCTTCCTTCAACCCCCGCATTGACCCCGCCATCCAGCGGGCACATGAACTGAAAAAACGGCTGGAAAAGGAAAAGGAAATCTCTGAATCCACCAAAACCGAAATCAAAGAATCAAAAAACAAAAATTGACAATTAAGGACAGGCCCCGGCACTAGTATCGAGGTCAATTCTCAATTCTCAATTTTCAACTAAAAAAAATAGTCATGGCAAGTACTGGCAAAAACAACGGCACCCTTATAGCCCTCTACAAAGACGGCGTTAAAGTCACACATTCCACCAACACCTCCCTCGACATTTCCGAAGATATCATTGACGTCACCACGAAAGACTCATCCGGCTGGAAAGAAAGCATCCCAGGCCTTCGCTCCGCATCAGGCTCCGGCGACTTCCTCTTTTCGGAGGACGGGGCTGTAAACTTTGAAGATTTCTTCGATGAAATCAACACAAGGTCCAGTTTCACCGCCCTTTGGTCAACCGCCGTCACAGGGGATAAAACCTACACAGGCACCGCATACATCACCTCCATCTCCCTGTCCGGCGGGGTGGAAGATGCTATGACTTACAACATCGCCTTTGAAATCACAGGCGCCGTCACGAAAGGCACCGCTTAATAATTTTGAGTTAATGAGTTTTGAGTTAATGAGTTGCTTTTTCAACTATCTAACTCAAAACTCATTAACTCACAACTCAAATCAAGGTCATGCAAACAATCACTTTAGCCAATCAGCCGCGCCAGGTCAACTTCGGTAGAAACTCCATCATGGAGTTGGAGAGGGTGACCGGGCGCAGTTTTTATGAGTTTATTTTCTCCATGCTGCCGGAAAAGTCCGCCGCAGTTCCCGGCAGCGAAGCCGGGGAGTTGGAAGCCGGTATCTCCGTCCTACTAAGAACAAAAGTCACCGACATGGTGTACGTGCTTTATGCTGGATTATACGGAGGTTCTTTGAAAGAAAAGACCACACCTTTGTCCGTCCAAGAGGTCATTGACCTCCTAGACGAAGAACAGGATAGTTTGACCCCGCTCGTACAGGCCCTGAGCATGGTCATGGAAAGCCTGCCCAAACCCGTCAGCGACAACGGTCAAAAAAAAAGGTAGCCGGGGACAGCCCGCAGGAAAAAGACCCCGAAGGGATAACCCCCAAAGAGATAGACTGGGACGAACTCGAAGGCATTTGCACCGGCTTGCTAGGAATGTCCTTCGACGAATCCGAACACGCCACCCTCCGCCAAATTGACAACCGCTACCGTGCATGGTCACGCATCGAAGAAACACGCCAGCAAGGGGAATGGGAGCGTAGCCGCTGGCAAACCCTCTGGCTGCTTTCCCCGCACCTCAAAAAAGGCAAATTGCCCTCCATCCAGCGCCAAATGAAATTCGCCTGGGAAAAGGAAGAAAAGGTCGAATTCAAAGGGGACGCAAACGCCATCCTCGCAAAGTGGAACGATGAAATGAAAAAAAAGTAAGCCATGTCCGGAACTATCGCAAGTCTGAACGTAAGAATTGGAGCGGACATCAAAAACCTCCAGCGTGACCTGGACAAGGCCAAGCGGGAACTACGCCAATCCACCAAAGATTTTGCCGAAATAGGTAAAAACCTCACATTAGGCATCTCCTTACCGCTCGTCGGGTTAGGATCAATGGCCGTGAAAACCGCCGGCGAAGTGGAATCCCTCCGCCTGGCCATGCGCACCACCTTTCAGGACGCAGGCCGCAGCATACAGGAAGCCGATGCCGAAATGGAAGCCCTCCGCCAATCCGCTATGGCCCCCGGCCTCGATTTCCCGCAAGCCATCAAAGCCAGCATCCGCCTCCAAAACGTCGGCATGAAAGCCGAAAGCGCCCGCAAAACCATCCAAGAACTCGCCAACACCATCTCCATGTCGGGCGGCACCGCCGAAGACCTAGACAGCGTGACCGGACAGTTAGCCCAAATGATTTCAAAGGGGAAAATACTTGCGGGTGACCTCCGCATCATCCAGGAGCGGATGCCCAAGATTTCAGGCCTAATGCAAGAGGCTTTCGGCACCTCCAATTCCGAAAAACTCCAAGAAATGGGCGTCACCGGCGAAGAGTTCATTACGAAAATGACCGAAAAGATGTCCACCCTGCCACGGGTGGCGGGCGGCATCAACAACAGCATCGTTAACCTGGGTGCCGGGGTGAGCAACTTCCTCACCAGCATCGGGGAGGACATTAACAAATCCTTCAACCTGCAACAGAAATTCGACAATTTAGCCGACTGGCTCACCGGCATCGCCAAAGGCTTCGCAGACTTGGACGTCGACACCAAAAAAACCATCCTCACTTTCGGGGCCTTCGCCGCCGCCATCGGCCCCGCCGTTTATGTATTGACTGAGATATTTCAGGTAATCGGCAGGGTTCAAATCATCTATAAAAATCTGGTAGGTTCCATCGAAATCGCTTCCAAATCCCTCCAGTTGTGGCAGGCCCAGGTCGCCGCCGGCGAAATCAGCATGAGCCGCTTATCGATGGGCATCAAAGCCGTCGGGCTTGCCTTTAAAAACATGGACGCCATCACAAAGGCCTCCACCATCGGTATCTTCGTCGCAGCCATCGGAACCGCCGTTTTAGCCTTCAAATATTTCACCAAAGAACTCAGCGCCGCCGAAAAAGCGCAGCTAATCTTAAAAGACGTCAACGCCGAAGCCGCCAAGTCCATCGTCGCAGAACGCCTCGAAGCCGAACGCCTCACCGCCACGCTGAAAAAAGAAACCGCCAGCAGGGAACAAAAAGAAGCCGCCCTCACCCGGCTGAAAGAAATCAACAACTCCTATTTCGGTGACCTCGACATCGAAAAGTCAAAAATAACCGACATAGACGCCGCCCTTCAAAACTATATCGGCAGCATCGAAAAACGGGCAAGGGTCACCGCCGCCAACCAGAAACTAATCGCAATCGAAAAAGAACTGTTCGATTTAAGCCATCAGCCCTCAAAATCAGAACCGACCTTCTGGCAGAAAACGGGAAACGCCATATTGGCAGCGGGAGACATCTTTGCCATGGCCGCCGCAAATACCCGCACATTCACCAAAAACCTACTCGAAAACCGCAACGCCCTGGAATTGCAAAAAAAAGCGCTCCTCGATGTGATTGCCACTTCGGAAATTCCACAATATTCAACAAGTAACAAAAAAACGAATACCAACGGTGACTGTGACAGTACCGGTAAAAGTAAACGTAACGTCCGCAAATTAGTCTCCATCCCCGACCTCCTGCCCTCCACGATGGACATGGAAAAGTCCGTCACCGAACTCGCCGCCTTCATCGAACGCAACATCGAAAAAACCGTCCCACGGGTGCAAACCTCCGGGGAGATGATGAAAAACGCTTTAACCCAACTCGGCGAATCATTCGACATCATAGACAACAAAGCCGCCGTCTTCGGTGACGCTTTCAGCCCCATCGAAGAAAAAATAAAGGCCACCGAAGCCGCCATCATGAGCCTGCTGGAAAATGGTGCCAACCCATTCGGGAACGACATCCAAACCATGATGGAACTTTTGGCAGGCATGAAAACACAGATAGACGAAAACATCATTTCATTTCAATGGTTCGACAAAATGTTATTAAAAATGTCTGAAAGCAACAATTTCTTGGTTACTGCCTTTGATGCTGCCGGACAATCAATGGTTGATGTCGCCGCTACCGGCGAAACATCCTTTAAAAAACTGGGAATAGCCGCATTGAAAAGCGCCGCCGATGTAGTGAGGGCAGCATTAATGAAATTTGTGGCCACCACCATCGAAAAAACCGCTCTCGCATCCGGCCCGTTGGCCCCTTTTGTAGCACCCGCCGCCGGTATCCTGGCAGGTGTCCTTTTTAATAAAGCCATCAGTGCTTTGAAAATACCTGCCTTCGCAGATGGTGGTCTCGTCACCGCCCCCACCCTCGCTATGGTCGGAGACAACCGGAGCGGGACGGAAGCCATCATCCCGCTCGAAAAGATGGGGAATTTTTTTAACGGTGGAAATTCAAACATCCACCTCACCGGCGACGTACGATGGAGCGGACGGGAGTTCGTCATCGCATTCGAGCAGGCAAACAAAAGCATGGACCGCATACGTGGCCCGAAATAAATAACGCATCAAAATGAAAGTGATGAAAGAAAAAAAAGAACCGTCAAAATCCCCCTTCGTTTACCGGGCCCTGTTTTACGTCACATGGTTGAACAACAGCAGCCCGTTTGTAAGCCCCGGATGCCGGTAGTTCGGTGCCGGGGCCGCATGAAATCATTTTTTAAAAAAAAGTAACCTTTGGCTAAGAGATTTCATAGTGGTTTCAAGTCAGATTTGGGTGTCGAATACGACGTCGAAATCTGGGATTCCTCCTTTAGCGGAACCAGCACCGCTTTTGTGCTGGGAGCCGAAGGTTTCACCATCAACGAGGAAGGGGACGCCGACGACCCCTTTAAAGTGATAGTGTGCACGTCCGTCAGCTTCACCATGCAGATGCAGGACGCCAACGTTTACAAAATAAACACCTTTATCACCGACCTGCTCACCGCCGCAGAAAAGAGGTTCCAGGTACTGATAACAAAAGGGGCTTCGCCCGCCGTCTTTTGGTTCGGAAACGTGCTTACCGACATTTCGATGCAGCACGACCGCAGCCCATCGGCTTTTGAGGTGACCGCCACATGCGGGATGGGCTCCCTCTCAAAAATAGACTACAATGACAATGGTACCGCCTACACCGGCTCCGCTACGTTGTTGGAACACGCCGTCAATTGTTTGACGAAAATCGGCACCCTTGACACTTTCTTTACCACAGGCTGGGCGATAACGACGGTGGTAAATTGGTATGAAGACAGCCACGTTACCGGCGCCGCAAACGACCCTTTCTCCCTCACCCGCAACGACCACCGCACTTACTATGAGGTAGATGGACAGGGTGTAAAAAAGTACATGTCCTGCTTCGACGTACTCAAAACCGTCGTCGGCAGGATGGGAGCCCGCATATTTCTTTCCGACGGCAAGTTCCGTATCGAACAGTTGGGGGAAAGGGAAAACGTGACCATCACCGAACGCCGCTACCAAAAGGACGGCACCTACATCACCAGCGCCTCGGTGTCGCACGACATGGATACCCTGAACCAGACCAGCGAGGCCCGGCTTACCGGTGGCGCCTTCGACTGGCTGCCCGCTGTTCGGAAAGTAAAAATTCACTACAAGGTAAAAAACTGGATCAACCACCTTGCAGGAGCGAACTGGAGCAGTGCCGGAAGTTCAAATTTTACCATTCCCGGCATGGTGCATACCGGCGGAAACGTCATAATGCGAATTATGATGGGTGTGTTTCAAACGATACAAAACGTCAATTATACGTCCGGCGGAAACATCGCTATCATTTACCGGCTCAAAATAAAAATCGGTAGCTATTACATGCGCCGGTCGCTGCTTAATATTCTTGGTAACAGTGTCACCTACGAGCCGCAGGGATGGGTAAGCGGTGTCAACTATTATTATTTCCACCGGGAAACATTCGTTCCCCCAATCGGTACCACCATGCCGGTGGACGTGGCCTTCCTGGATTTTATGTCAACGCCACTGCCCGACAGCGGCGACATGGAGGTAAAACTGGAATTTCACGACATCCGCAAAATGGACACCGGGGCTTCGGTGTCCTCTCAGGACACGATAATATTGACATGGCAAAGCCAAAACCCGCTTTTGCAGGTAATGTCAAACGGCAACGCCGTCACCGACCTCGCCGACAAAACATACACTGCCGAAGCTACCGGAGGGTCTGACAACAGCGAAACCTACGAAGTGGAAACCATTACCGGAGACGGAACTACCATCAACAGCCTTTCCCGGCTTCAGGTATACAATGGAATTGGCTACGTGGATTCCTCTCAATGGCGCATCGGCACTTCGGGAAGTTGGTATGACATCAGCGAGTTACACGCAAAGGAAATACTCTCTTTGCGCCAAAAATGCCTGAGGGTATATAAAGGGAGCATCAGAGGTAGTGGCCTCGCTCATTCCCGCTGGGCCTTCGACACGAACTTTTGGATAATGACGGAGGGGAGGTTCACCGCCAATTCGGACACCTGGAACGGCACCTGGATAGCCGTCGCCAGAAATTACAACCTCATTGATACCACCATCACGACTTTGACACCAACGGATCATCTCGTACCAGCAGCGACAATGGTGCCCGTCGTACCGGTTGCCATACCCCTCACCAAAATAGGCTCCATCCTTTCGACCGCCACCACGTCCGCCACCCTGCCCGTTGGAGGAATCACCAACATCAAACTTAACCAAAGCCTACTTGGAAATGCTTTCATGGCGGGTGACGCCATCACCATCGTTAACCCTGAAAACGGCTACACGCAAAACCTGAAAGTTATCACCAATACAACGGAGGGAGATACCACCGTCGCCGTATCGGGATATATCGCCAGCGAATTCCCGCCAGGTTCCTTTATTATCGTTTCTCCGCAAAACCAATCCATACAAAATTACGGCAGCGGAAGCGGAAGTGGCAGTGGCGAGTTTCCCGGTTCGCTCTCCTCGATTCTCGAATTCTTTTCTCAATTCTTCCGCAGTGACGCCACCAACGACCCCGCCTGGCGGCTCGAAAGCCCAAATATCACCCTCGAAACCGATGAAAACGCTGGCGACGGCGCAACCGCAGGCATCCGCTTCGATGGTGACGGACTGCAATCCTTCACCGCATCGAGCGCAACCGCCGGCGTGAAAATCGGACTCGCCGGTAAACTCGAATTAGCCAACCTCGCCACCGGCACTTCCTCCGATTTGCTAATCATCGAAGGCGGCGAAGTGAAAACAAAATCGGAGGGCACAGTCGTAACCGACCACGGCGTACTAACAGGCCTGTCCGATGATGACCATTCTCAATATCACAATGACACCAGGGGAGATGCCCGCTATTTTCAGAAAACGGAACACCTGAACAGCAGCGCAGGCGCAGGGGACGCCGGAAAACCAATCAAGCTCGCCGCATCCGGCAACCTAGACCCAACTATGCTGGATGATGAACATTATGTACATCTCATTGCGGTGTTACCGGGTCAGGTCGTGACGCAGACGGCGGGGTTTAAATTTTACAATGCCTCCTATTTGGTGCCGAACGACTTGAACAATTACATCTTGCGAAGGGTAGATTGGGCCATCACCAACAACACCAGTTCCAGCGGGGCCCTCCACGTCGGGCTTCGCTTGTTAAATACCTCAAATTCAAGTGTCAGTACCAACATCTTCGCAGTCACTTTCAACGCCTCCGATGTTCGGCAGTCGGCGACCGGCACACAGACGCTCACCGCTGGGTACTGGCTCCATGCGGAGGTAAATTTCGCCATTGCCGGAACCCTCGACGGGACAGTCGAGGGATTGCTTTTAACGCTTTATCTTAAAAAGACATAACATGCCAGCTTTAGGTTTAAAACTCAGACTCGACCGCCTCACTTATGCCCTCTCCGCCGTCATTACAACAGGTATGAAGATGTGGCACAAATTCATCGCCAACACCTGGACAGGGGCAAACCGCCTGCCGGACAGTTCGCCCGTGGGCACCAACACCGCCGCCCTCTACACCGGGCGGGGCCTCGATTTCGACGGGGTTAACGATGTCGTCACCGTCGGGGACACCGGCGTAACGGTGAAAACCGTCGTGTTCTACGCCTTCCCGGATGATACCACGGAGGTGTTCATGCAACTGCAATCCACCGGAGCCGTGCGCATCGAAACCAGCAGCGGCACGCTGAGCGCCACCGGCTTCACCACGCCTACCCTTTACGTCGATGGAGCCGCCGGCAGCACCATTACCGCCGCCTGGCAGCAAATCGCCGTGACCAGCGCCACCGGGGTATCCGCCTCCAATGTGCTGTTCGGCCAAAGCAACACGACCTACTACACCGGGATGATGAGCAACGTTAAATTTTTCAGCGTGGAGCTATCCGCCGCACAGATAGCGGAACTGTATGCTAACCCGGAGCAGGCATTGCCGACGGGGGTGAGCAGTGCGGAATTGGTGGGATGGTGGACAATGGCGGAAGGTGCGGGAGCACTAGCAGTCAATAACGTTTCGGCAGGTAAAGTTGGAATAGTTTCAGGTGCATCTTGGGTAAATGCGGTCACTGGTGCACCGCCACAATTTGGAATGGTCGGAAAGTCGGTTCCAATCATTTTTGACGGGTTAGACGATTTTGTTTCAATCCCTGATTCTATAAGTTTATCTATATCAAGTGGCGATAATTTTACATTTGTCGCACTTATTACAGTAGGAGAAATCAATGCAATTTATGGCATACTGGGAAAAAATGATTTTGGTTCAGGTTCTTTCAATTGGTTTTTGAGAAACGGGGACAATGGGTTGATTTTTAGGGTATATCCGACAGGAGTAGACTTCATACCAAATACAGCTTTACAAGGGCTTATTGCTAATAAAACGTCGACCGTTGCTGTAAGGGTGTCAGGTACGGATATAGATTTCTTCCTTAACGGAACGAAATATGACGCTTCAAGCTCCTACATTCCGCAAAGTTTAGATAACACCAAGCCGCTAACTTTAGGCTGCTGGAGTTCGGGTTCCTTCCATTTCCCTGGGATTATTCACATGGTGGCATTTTGGAAAACTGACTTGCCGGATGCAAGCATTGCGGCAATTTCATCTGGTACTTCCACGCCAGACCAAATCAGCGCCAGCAACTTGAAAGGCTACTGGATTAACCGGGGAGCAACAACGGATAAATGGCTCGACGAAAGCGGAAACGGTAACAACGCATCCAGCGTGAACGGCTCGCCCTTGACCGTCGTTTTGCCGCAAGGTGTTACAGCTAACAAGGACGTTTCAGGGGTTGCCCTTCAATACAAAAATTCCGGCAACCTTCTTTTGACAGGCGACGCCTACGCCCTCGCCACCGACGCTGCCACCCTCGACATTACCGCCGAAATCTCCCTCGAAGCCTGGGTGAAGCCCTTCACCGTCAGCGCCGCCCAAACCATCATCGGAAAAAACGGGAGTTATGCCCTCGGAATCACATCCGGGGCAAAGCCCGTGTTCACGAAATGGACTGGGGCCGCCAGTACAGCCAGAACCACCACATTCACCACGCTCACCGCCAATGTGTGGGCGCACCTCGCCGTGACCTACGACGGTGCCAACGTGAAAATTTATATCAACGGAGCGCTGAACACCACCACCGCCACCACCGGTGCTATGGATGCCACAAGTGCCGACGTGCTGTTCGGAGCGCTGACAAGCACCACCAATCTGTTCAACGGGTACATTGATTCCACGAAAGTGTATAACACGATACTTACCGCAAACGACATCCTTAACAATTACAATGCAGAAGCTGCAAGCTATCTGTAATCAAAAATTAAAAAATCATGGCAAGAGGAAATATCTATCTGTTGGTCCCGGACGCTGAAAAAAACAACAACGTCCCATTGAAACTGAAAGAAAAGTGGAAGTTCAAAGAGCCTGTCATCGACCCGCAAACCGGCGAAGTGACCGGCGAAACGGAAATCCATCCGTCCTGGCTGAAATTAGCTAATAAGTTGAAAAGCAATTTCGGGGAAATCCGAACGCTGACGTACCATGAATCCCCTTTCATCCTCATCGAACTGGAACTCAGTTTCATCAACGGCGAAGTGTCGGAGGTGCAAAAACTGCAAACTAACAAGGCCGGAAAAACCGCCCATTACCGCATCCTTACAAATACGGAGGCAAAAGCGATTTTGGACGGCCAAGACATATTTCAGTAATGACGCCGGTCATTGTCATCGGGCTGGCTGCCTTCCTCGCTTTATTGGCAGGATCGCTGCACGGTGGAAGGGAAGCCTTCCACGCCGACCCGTATATCTTTGAAAAGCGGTTCGGTGTGGCGGACATCTCCTTTTTCGGGTCCTTGTCCTGGCTTCGGAAATACCCCGTATTTGACCATACCCGCAAGGAGCGGGAGTTTTACACCGCCTTCAGCGACTTCTGGCACGTGGCGGGGTGGATGGGAAAATGTTGTCTCATTGCATCTTCGCTGTTAATATCTTCGCTGCCAGAAAACATTGGCCCCTTGATTTTATCCGGCTTCGGGATTTTCGCCGGTTCGGCTCTTGGTAGCCGGACAGCCTACACCTGGTTAATGCACAAAAGATTAATTTAAGGTTTAAAATCCTTCAAAAAAAAATAAATGAATAGCTCCGACTTGTCGGACATGTCCGAAGATGGAAGACTTCAGAGAAATTGTAATTCCCGTGGCGACGCTGCTTACCGGTTTCCTTGCCCGGAACCTGTGGAACATCCTGGGCTATGCCCGCCGGATGCAAAAGGAGGATTTGGAAATCGGTGAAAAATTAATGCGGTCTATCAATGATGCAAGGGAGGATGTGATGAACGCCTATTCGTTATTAAACCAATTAGAAACAGAAAACTATGAACTGAGAAACATGAACCGTAAATTAGAAATCGAAATCCTTGAAAAAAACAACCTCATCACGAAATTGAGGTCGGAACTGGAAGACACCACCCGGAATTAAACCAATTAGAAACAGAAAACTATGAACTGAGAAACATGAACCGTAAATTAGAAATCGAAATCCTTGAAAAAAACAACCTCATCACGAAATTGAGGTCGGAACTGGAAGACGCCACCCGGAAGTTGGATGCCGCCGCAGTACAAGTACATAACCTTTTCCAAAACCAAAGCGGAAATCTGGCGCCACCCAACGAAATGCCTTCCAACGTCCGCCTGAAATAACGTTTTGCGGCTTTGTGTCTGTTTGCCCCTTGCACAATGCTTCAAGTTTACTACAAATGTTGTTGGGGCAAATAGCACAAAACCGCTGTTATACGCTGGGCGGTATTATAGCACAAATGTTGAATTGGAATACCAAACTAAGGTTTTATTAAAAAAATAGCAGCGATGGTAAAAAAAGATTACATATTTAGCGACCAAATGATGATGTTTGGAAGTAAAGAAATAATAGGATTTGGAGATACCGAATTTTACGTAAAAGAGATTGACCGCAACCTTGCTATAAAAACAATTAAAGAAAACCACTATTCAAAAAAAGTGTATGCTGGTAGCTTTATTCATTTGGGAGTATTTGTGAACTCTAAAATGCTTGGGGTGTTACAATTTGGAGCAGCTTTAAATCCTGCAAGTGGTGGAAGTGTTGTTGAAGGAACGGAAATAGACCAATACCTTGAACTAAATAGAATGTGGATTAGTGATGAAGCAACCGATTATCCCGAAAGTAGAGCCATAAGTGCAGCTATAAAATACATAAGAGGCAAATACCCAAAAGTAAAATGGATACAATCTTTTGCAGATGAACGATGTGGGGGGTTTGGTATAGTTTATCAGGCTTGTAGTTTTTCGTATTATGGAGAACATAAAAGCGAATTTTGGGAACTTGATGGAGAAGTGTTCCATAATATCCAAATGACTATTTCCACAAACAATACAAAGCGATATAACAATACGGTAAGGAAATTACAAGCCAATAAAGACAAAGCAGTTAAAATGAGTTTAAGGCAATTTAGATATATAAAGTTTATTGACCAAAAATGGAAAAAGAAAGCATTATTAAAAGAGATGCCATACCCAAAGCACTACATTGAAAATCCAAACGGTTTTGAAAAAACCGAAGAGCGTGGGACTATTTTTTTTAATAAAACCGACTTAACCGACAAATGTTCAATAGATGCACAAATGTAGCCTTGCGTATAACGTTCGATAAGTTATCAGTTTCCTATGTTCTGAATCAGGTAGTCACGACTACACTATTTACAGAAAAGAAGCGAAAGAAGAATTAGGATTAAACGTTGAAAAGCCAGACGAAGAATTATATTCGGTTATCAAAGCAATATACCAAGACATTGAAAATGAACTGGAATTAAGAAGTCCTTTTAACCCAAATGTATTGTTGGCGACTAAATCACCTTGCCAATATTCAATGAGAAGAGCATTGATTGAGAGTGTTGACGGTGGAACAGACGTTTTTATCAGCGAAGGCACATTGGCAAAGCATCAATTACCAACCGGACAAGTTGCTATTCAGGACAATAGAACTTTTGAAGGTTGGAGACACGAGAATTAAAAAATAAACATAAATTTGCACTATGGCAGCGGACAACAAATATTTTGAAACAGGTTCTAATCCCTACTATTTGAACCTTAACAACACTGCGAAAGACTTTTCATTCAACGAATCGACAAATCCACCATACGGGTTGCTCGACACTTTGACTAAGTTCATTATAGTCGAAGACAACACAGAAATACAACAACCAATTATACAGGAAGAACTGATAATTGAAGACGTTGAAATTACCCAAGAATAAGTAAGAATTACTGTGCCTAACAGCGGTTTGGCGTAATGGCGGGTGTAGTGCTTCGTATGACAGTTTTGTGGTAGGTTCAAGTGCAGTTCTTCGATTGAACTTTTGTGCTAAAAATCCGCCACTACGCCAAGCCGCAAACCGTTACCCGCAGTGCTTCCTTTTGGTTAATGAAGTGGCTTGCATTGATTGGAATGATGGAATTAAGCAGGTTTTTGATAATACGATTGACCTTATATTAACAGACCCGCCCTATGGGATAGCATACCAAAGCAACCTAAGAAAGGAGAAACACAAAAGTATCCAAAACGATACCGATTTACATTGGTTGGGTGATTGGTGCAAGGAACTTAAAAGGGTATGCAAACCCGAAGCCCACATTTATGTTTTTTGCAGTTGGCATAATATTGATGTTTTTAAGCAAACATTAGGGGCGTATTTTAATGTAAAAAATATTTTGGTATGGGAAAAGAATAATCACGGTAGCGGTGATTTGCTTGGTGATTACGCCCCGAAATATGAACTGATTATATTTTGTAGCAACGGAAGCAAAAAATTAAACGGTGGGCGAAGTAGCAACGTGATTAAGTGTGCAAAGATACCAACCGATAATCACCCAACCGAAAAGCCAACAAACCTTTTAAGGCACTTGATAGAAAAAAGCACCAACAAAGGCGATTTAGTTTTGGATACTTTTGCTGGTAGTTTTTCAACTGCAAGGGCTTGTAAAGAAATAGGGCGGAATTTCATTTGTTTTGAAGTCGAACCAGAATATTGTCGAATCGCTAAAAACCTGCTTAATGGTGTATCCGTGTCGCTGTTTTAGCATTGCGGGTAACCGATGTTAAGTGCAGTGCGGATAATTAGCAGAAACATCACTATGAAACACGAAAGAAAAGTTTTTGAAAAATGAGCGAAGGGAAAAAATATCAAATCATTTATGCTGACCCGCCCTGGAGTTACAATGATAAAATGAATGGATACAATTTTTCACTTGACCACGAATATGTAACGCAGAACTTGGAATGGATAAAGAATTTACCAGTAAAAGAAATGGCAGATAAAAACTGTGCTTTGTTTTTGTGGGCAGTAAATCCGATGCTTCCCGA